TGAAGACGGAAGTACGGAAGATGAAGTAACAGAGCAGGATGAAGAAGTAGAAGAAGAAGTTCAAGATGAAGGTGTCTATGAAGATGATGAAGACCCTTCTGATGAATATTCTGATGAATATTCTGATGAATATTCTGAAGAAGAAGCTGAAGAAGAAGCTCCCGAAGAAGAAATGCCAGAAGATGGTATGGAAGAAGAAGGAGTTATCGAGATTAATGGTGTAAAATATGCACCAGTTGTTTCTGAAGAAGAAGATGAAGAGGGTGAAGAATTTGCCCCTGAAGATGATGAAGAAGTTGAAGATGATATGGGTGAAGGTGAGGATCTTGATCTAGAAGCCGTTCTGAGAGAATTAGAATCAGAATTGGAAGAAGATGAAGATGCTGATTTTAACGAAGAATCTGAAACTGATGAATCTGAATCAGTAGATGAAGCTGATGAAGAAGATGAAGATGAAGAAGAAGTCAAAGAAGAAGTTGACAAATCTTCTGGTATCGGTAAATCTGATAATCACAAAGGCGAATCTGACGAAACTTCTAAAATAGGCGTTCCAGGAAAAGCAAAACACGAATCAGTTGAAATAACTGAAGGTGATGATGATCCTGACGTTGAAGAAGTAGAAGAAGAAATTGATTTAGAAGAAGTATTAAGAGCACTTCAAGAAGAAGATGAAGAAGATACTACCTCTGAAGATATGGAAAATCTTCAAACAGAACTTGACGAGCATCGCGATGTCGTAAAATATCTTCGTTCTAAGTTGAACGAAGTCAACTTACTTAATGCAAAACTTTTGTTCACAAATAAACTGTTCAGGTCGTACGGTTTGTCTAATGATCAGAAAATGAAAGTAGTTGAAACGTTTGATAGAGCAAAGAACCTTAGAGAAGTCAAGTTGGTTTATGCAACTATGGCAGAATCTTTTGTTAATGGCTCTATTAGAGAAGAAATTGTTAAAGAATCAAAAAAGGGGTCAGCTTCAAAACCAGTTGCTAGCACGAAATCTGAAAAACAGGAACAAGAAATTATTACTGAATCAGATGTAATGAAGCAGCGGTTTAAAAAGTTGGCTAATATCCTTTAAACATGGAGAATTATTATGTCAAGTAAGGCAATAGCAGAAATTATGGATGGCTATAACCCGCATATTGAGCGTCGGAATGAAACGAAGAAGCTCATAGAAAAGTGGGAAGCTACCGGTCTGTTAGAAGGTCTCGGAGACGAAAATAAAGTTCATACAATGGCACAGTTGCTTGAAAATCAAGCACGTCAGCTTATTGATGAATCTTCAAGAGTTGGTGGACCCGGTACAGAAGAATGGAGTGGAGTTGCACTTCCTCTAGTTAGACGTATCTTTGGTGAATTGGCAGCACAGGAATTCGTTTCTGTTCAGCCTATGAACCTTCCATCAGGTCTAATTTTCTATCTAGACTTTAAATACGGTACAGCCAATCAAGGCTTTAGCGTTGGAGAAGATGTTTATGGTAACACATCAGCATCTGGTGATGCAAGTGGTGGTCTTTATGGTGCAGGTAAGTTCGCTTACTCAACCAAGCAGCAGGAAACTGCCGCACAGTCCATTCACGCATCAAGTGTAGCAAGCGGAACCTATACAACTGGTTCTGTTGCAGCAAGAGATATTGACTATGAACCCGGCTTAACTATTGGAACAGCAGGCGCAGATAACTCACTTAATAAAGTGACAGTTTCTACCGCAGGTATGACTCGTCCCGATAAAGAAGCAGTTCGTTCAATGGCGATATCTGGTACGGGATTTGATGAGTATTTCCCTGCATATACAAAACTGTCTGGTTCAGCTAATACTGAAGTAGTTTTCATTGTTAGAAACTCCGCGACAGGAACATTAGGTGACCTGACTGTTAAGTATAGTGCACAACCTACCGATTCAACTCGTGGTGACTTTGAAGTTAGCACAAGTGAAGATTGGGCAGGCGATACGGGCGATGTCGGAATTCCAGAAATTGATATTCAGTTAAGACAAGTTAGCATCGTTGCTAAAACTCGTAAACTGAAAGCAGTATGGACTCCTGAGCTAGCTCAAGATCTTAACGCTTACCATAGTGTTGATGCAGAAGCAGAGCTTACAGCAATGTTAAGTGAGTACGTTTCGATGGAAATCGATTTGGAAATCCTAGACATGCTTAGAGCAAACGCAGATGCTAAGACCGAATATTGGTCAGCAAGAGTTGGATATGAACGTCCAACTGGAGGCGGAGCTTTCGCACAGTCAAGTGGTGAATCTAATGCTTATACAAAGGGTGAATGGTTCCAGACTCTTGGAAACAAAGTCCAAAGTGTAAGTAACGCAATTCATCAGAAAACTCTACGTGGTGGTGCTAACTGGATGGTGGTTTCACCTGAAACAGCAACAATCATAGAGAGTATTCCTGGATACGCAGCAGACACAGATGGTAATGCATCAAATAGCTCATTTGCAATGGGTGTACAGAAGGTCGGTATGTTGAATAGTCGATATACAGTTTATAAGAATCCTTATATGTTAGAAAACGTAGTCCTTATTGGATTCCGTGGATCTAACTTCTTAGAAACTGGTGCGGTTTATGCTCCATACGTTCCTTTGATCATGACACCTCTTGTTTATGATCCAGCTAACTTTACACCTCGTAAAGGGGTAATGACCCGTTATGCTAAGAAAATGGTGAGACCAGAATTTTATGGTCAAATCGTTGTAGCAGACGTAAACTATGTATAATAGTTTGGTCAGTTAGTCGTCCGAGATTTTTAATCTCAAATAAAATAAGCCCTCATTTATTGGGGGCTTTTTTTATGTCCGAAACTATTTATTACTATATGGAGAGTATTATGGAAATAACAATATACAAAATAACAAGTCCAAGTGGTAAAAACTATATAGGTAGGACGCATGGATTTAGTCATAGGATGGCGTCGCATAAGAGTTTAGCTTTTAATGAAAAAACAGTTAAATATAATTACCCATTATACAAATCAATTAGAAAATATGGGTGGGAAAAAATGAAAGTTGAAAAACTTGCAATTTGTTCTAAAAATGATATGTGTGAGGTGGAATTGGCGTATATTATAAAATATGAAGGATTTGATGGATACAATACTCAAAGAGATACTACACATGGTGGAGATATGTGGAAAGGAAGAAAAGACACTCCAGAATATAAACAGTTTATAGAAAAAATGAAAGATATAAATACTGGCTACAAAAACGGAATGTATGGTAAAAAACACAATGCTGAAACAATAGTAGAATTAAAAAAGAAAGCAAAAGGTCGTTTTTCACTTCCCTGGTTTCAAGATAAGTATGGGAAAACAGAGGGTCAAGTTAAATATGATGATAGATGCCTGATGTTAAAAAATAGAGTGGTAAAGAAGGATAAGTATGGAAGGTTTACAAAATGAAAATGACTAAATCAAAATTAAAAGAAATCATTAGAGAAGAAATACTTAACGAGCTGGATTATAAAAAACTCGTTCCAATTCAATTAGACAATGTGATGATATCATTAAATAAAATTGGTAGAGCAAATGCACTTGGTAAAGTAAAGGCAGTTAAACGATTTTACATGGATGCATTTAAGAATTTTAAAACACTTAAAAAATCAATAGATAAATTAACATGATATGGAAGATTTACCAGTTAAAATATCCCTATTTATAGGGGGTGTTATATTTATAGATGAAGAAATATATATATTTTAGGAGATTATAATGCCACAAACAGCAATATGGCCAGGAAGTAGTTCATTTTCAGCATCTCAAACTCCGTTTGGGATTTACGATAATGATACAGAATTTTCTGGAACTGGAATTAATTCTGTTGACAGATTTTCAGACTGGTGTGCTAAAAGATTGGGATATCCAATAATGGATGTTGAAATGCAATCTGGATCGTTTTATGCAATTTACGAAGAATCCGTTACTGAATATTCCGCTCAAGTTAATCAATTTAATATTAAAGATAATTTGTTTAATTTGACAGGTCAATCTACTGGATCTAATTTGACACATAGAAATGTTACCCCTACTCTAGGTAGAACGGTTAAATTATCTAATAGATATGGTACGGAAGCTTCTTTACCCGTTGGTGGTAATGTAACTTTAAGAAGTGGTTCTATTGCTGCTAATAGTGGTTCACAAGTTTATGATTTAAATGCATTATGGGCAAATGTATCAGAAAGTGGTAACGCTATAGAAGTTAGACGACTTTTTCATGGACCAACTCCTGCAATTCAAAGATATTTTGACCCATATGCAACTACTGGATATGGAACTCATAAAATGATAGAAGGATTCGGATTTGGGGGAATGTCACCTGCAGTAACCTTCACAATGATGCCGATATTTGAAGATTTATTAAGATTGCAGGCTATTGAAATGAATGATTCAATTAGAAAATCAGCATATTCATTTCATTTGGTGGATAATAGAGTTAGAATATTTCCAGCTCCAACAACTCCTTTTACAATATGGTTTGACTATTATGTAACAAGTGAAAAGGACGATTCAACTAGCACTGATCACGGTGGATCTTCATTGGCTTCTATATCAGACTTTTCTAATGTACCATATAATAATATGGTATATAGTCAAATTAATGATGTTGGTAAACAATGGATTAGAAAGTATGGATTAGCATTAGCTAAAGAACTGTTAGGAGCAATTAGAGGTAAATATACGAGTATTCCAATTCCAAATTCTGAAACTACTTTAGATGGAGATTCATTACGAAGTGAAGCATCTACAGAAAAAGAAATTTTAATTACTCAGTTGCGTGAAATGTTAGAGGACTCAACTCGTAGATCATTGATGGAAAGAGATAAAGATGAATCAGATATGTTACTAGAAAAATTGCAAAAAGTACCTTTACCAATTTATGTAAAATAGGATTAAAATATGCCAAGTCGTTTTTTAAGTCAAACAGATAGAAATTTTTTTACTTCTATAAATCGAGAATTGGTTGGTAATTTAAAAAATGAAAAAGATGGAATTATCAATCAAACCTGTGTATTATATAGAATATCAGCTGCAGATACTATGACAAATCTGTATGGGGAAGCGTCTGCAGGTAAAACATATTTAGATGGTGTTAAATTACCTTGTTTAATACAAGCTGATGATTTTGATTTTAATACAGAAGAATTTGGAGCTGATTTAAGACAAACTGCACAATTTTGGTTTGAAAGGGAATATCTTACAGAATTGAGTTTAGTTATTGAACCAGGTGATATCTTCGATTGGAATTATACACATTTTGAAGTAGGAACTATGAATGAGAATCAACTTGTTGGTGGGCAAGTTGATAGTAATTGGTCTGTTGTGTGTAATTCATTCTTAATAAGACGATCTAATTTACAAATTGAAAGGCAAAGAGGTAGTTAGTGGCTAGATCAAAACCCATACCAAGAAATATTAGACAAAGATTTACTACTCTATCTATGAATCGTGGACTTGCCAAAAAACGTGGTGATAATGTAAAAAATGTAGAAGTTACATTGATGGATCATGATGCGGCTATTATGTATTATTTTACTAATGTGATACAACCTACAATTATGGAAGCTGGTGAAGTTGTAAAGGTACCAGTTTTATATGCAAATCCTGAAAGATGGCAATCTATTCGTAAAACAGGTCATTTGAGAGATAAAAAAAGACAATTAATTACACCTTTGATTGTTTTTAGAAGGTCGTCTATACAAAAAGATGAAACTTTACCTGTAGATAAGTTAGATGCTAATGACCCAAAATTATTTTATACTTTTGAAAGAAAATATACAAGTAAAAATAGATATGATAAGTTTAATGTTCAAAAAGGATTAACAAAATCAAAAGAATATTATACTGTGGCAATGCCAGATTATATGACAATGACATATGAATGTATAATTTGGACACCGTTTATTGAACAAATGAATGCTATAGTTGAAAAAATTAATTATTCTGATGGAGCATATTGGGGAGAACCTGGAAAATTTAAATTTAAAGTAAATATAGATAGTTTTGAAAATAATACAGAGATGGCGGATAATGAACGTCTTATTAAAACTACCTTTTCTTTTAGTTTTAGGGGATATTTGGTTCCAGAATCATTTAATGATTATGTTACTACTACAAAATATTTTAGTCCATCAAGAATAGATATTATGGATGAAACAGATGGAAGTTTTTCAACAATGTATAGACCAGATACTAAAACTGAAACAGTTAGGATTTTAGGAACAGCATTGGGGTCGAGTTTACCAAGTGGATTGGCGGGCGCAACAGATTTTATTAGAGGAGTGTCACCTTCATCAGGTCAAGAAATACAAGATTTACAATTTACTAATATCTATGGTGGAGATACTAGATATATAATGAGATATGGTGGAGAGCCTACTAGTTCAGCAGATATTAAAGCGGTTTTGACTCTTGGATATGTAAGTGCTTCTTTTTTGGAACAATTTACATATATGTCTGGGTCACAATCTTCTTCATTGGATACTGTGCCTACACCAGATAGACAAAATTATACTATATCGATACCTTCAGGACATAAAATAAGAAATGGGTCTGTTTCAGTTGGAATAAATGGTCAAATTTTAACTAGTCCAGCTAATCAAGAGGATACGACAAGTTCCAAAGATTTTTTTATGTCTTCATCAAGTGCTGGATTTATTAGTATTAATAAAAAACATAGTAGCGCAAATACAATACAGGGTATTGATTTAGATGTAAATGATAATATTACAATAAACTATAGTTTGATAATAGTATGATAACACAATTAGAAGGATATAAGGGAAATTTAAGGAAATTTGTTTCGGCGGTAAGCGAATCAATATTTAATGCTGATAAAATTGAATTTACTGATGAGTCAGGTTCAAATTTACCTTATAGAATGAATAATTTAGACGGAGCTCCAACGATTAAATATGATATTATGTCTATGGGGGCGATGAAAGATTTTAGTAGGGAAAGAGTAAGGGAATTAGGATTTACTGATATATCTACATCTACTTCAGATTATCAGGAGTTTGATTTAAGTGTATTTCATTCTGTTTCGAAACATCAACCTAGACCTGCTTCTTTTAAGTTTTCAGTTAATCAAATTCAACAAATTAGTAAACCGCCATGGACAACTGCAATAGGCACAGACTTTTATTTTGCTGATAATTATAAAAAAGTAAGGCTTAGAAAAAAAACTAATGACACCAGTGGAGTAGCGGGGACTATTAAGGGTATAACTTTAAAAAGTGGAGATCAAATTATTTTTAGATATAAAATACAACCAATAGATTTGGATTAAATTATGGCATTAATTGATTTAACAAGACAAGCACAAGCTTCAACAATTGCAAAACAAGTTTTGAGAGTTGGTAGTGCTATAAACCCAGCTACGGGATTATATGATGTAATTTGGGATGACTTTACTCAAGATGATTTAGGAACTGGTTCTCTAGATGCAGGTCTTACAGGGATTGTACAAGGTGCAAATTATTATTTATATGATGATACTGGTGGTAATATATATACTTCTGGAAGTTATGGTAGTCAGTTAATAATGACTTTAAATCCAGCGGGTTATATGACTGGATCATTGAAAATTTATGGTGATTTAATTGTAGAGGGTAGTCAAAGTGTAGCAAATGTTGCTACAATGCAAGTAGAAGATCCAATTATAGATTTAAATTTTACAGGTTCCACTGCGTTAAGTTCAGCGGACGCTGGAATGAGAGTTGGTAGAAGTGGTGCGACAAACGCACAGTTAATATGGGATCATTCTGAATCAAGATGGGCATTAGATAATGCTACTGGAGCAAATATTAATATAGTTGGTGTTTCTACAACCGATACATTAACCAACAAAACAATTACTTCACTTGCATCTTCTACTATGGGGAGTAACGCCGATTTAACATTTAGTGGTGGGGGAGAAGTATTAGGATTACCAGCAACTGCAAGTTTAAATACATCAGCTACCTCAAAACTTTATGTAGACCATAGAAATGAATTTTTAAGAAAATCTTATGTAAAGAAAGCTGCATCTTTTAGTGGAGCGGTAACTTTAAATGATATATCTGGATATGAGACAGCAAGTTTTACTGCTACGATGGCATCTGCTCCAAGTGGATTAACATCAGTAGGTGAAAATGATTTTGTATTTTTCTTAAATGGTCAATATATGGAACATGATGCATTAGAAGTACAACAAAATGGTAGTAATTTTCTTTTAAAGGTTAATACTTCTTCAATAGGTTATGTATTAGAGGGAGATGACGAGATTATCGCTCACGGAAAATTTGATTCTTAAAAAATATTTTTAATTCCACTTTTCTTTTACTACTAAATGATATTTATTGGTATGAGAAAGCGACATTGGAAAGATAGAAAAAATAGAAGGTGTCCCGATTGTAATAGGATGATTACCTACACAAGAAAAGACACTTTTGATAGAGCAGTAGGTAACAATTCTGTATGCAAATCCTGCGCTCAAATGGACAGAAAAGTTTCAATGGATACTATAGAGAAATTGAAACAACCTAAGACTAATACTCATAAAAAACGTATTTCTAAAAGTATGAAAATTTATTGGGAAAATTTAAAACGAGAAGAGAATGGCACTTATACACAGCCGACAATTAAATCCTAAACTTACAGGTTCTTTTACCTTATCAGGTTCGATAGTTGCTACTGGAGGAGTAGGAACTATTAGTGCGTCTAAATTAGCTGGAGATGGAAGTTCTTTAACTAATATTCCAACTACTGGTATTGATGGTGAATTAGGAATTTTTATCAAAACTGGATCGGCGTATTCTACTACAAATGATGTACAATTAACAGGTTCATTAAAAGCTAATACGGTAGCATCATCATCAACTGCAATTTATACAAATAATCTTACAAATGGATATCCAACTTCTAATGCATGGGGAACTGGTTTAGATGGAAGTTATTTTAATAATTTTGATAACACAACTCATGTAAGTGAAATTTTAAGATTTGTTGCAGGTGCAATGAGTCATTCTTTGGATGTAGCAGACGCTTCACCAAATACAAAATATTGGAATACATTAAGTACATCTCATACACAAGGTTCAACTACATCAAAAGGTTCATTATTAGATGGTGTATTGGGTTCAACTTATGAAAACGCGAGGTTATCGCAACATTGGACTTCATCTGCATTTATAGATATGAGTGATACAGGTTCATACAAAGAACTTCAAGATTATTTAATGGCAAAAGGTTGGGTACAATCAAGTGATTTGGGTGATTGGGGAAATGATACAGGAACTAATCCATTTCACGGAAGTTATGCATCTCGTATTCCTTCAACAATACAAACTCAAGCAACACATGGTACAAATTCACTTACCGTTACTGCAAATGCTGGTGGTTCAAGTGGTGTTTATAGTAATTCAAATTACTTTGGTTTAGGTGGATTAACAAGTGGGGGAGCAACAGCGTACTATGTAAAAACTATAGCATCTCATTCATTTAGTGATAATTACGCAGACGCTACACCAGATGAAAATTCAACTTTTACAACTGCATCATATACAGATTATTCTATAAGTTCTTTTGGAACATCAAATGGATTAGTATTATCAAAAATTGTAACGGCACAACCAGCAGTTATTCCATCTGCGTACCAAGACGGTGATTTTAATAGTGTAGCTGGACCAATTAGTGGAAGATTTTATACTGGGGGAGCAACAAGTGCAACAAGTATTTCTGCAAGTGGATATTATGCAACACATGATGTTGTGGCAGGATTAAAGTCAGGTTCTCAATCAGAGTTTACGTTTAAGAATGGAAGTGATTCAAATACAAGATTTTATTTATATTATAATATAACAGAAGACATTACAAATAGTCAACCTACAGCAGTAGTAACAAGTAGTGCTGACATAACTGCATTTTCAGCCACATCAAGAAGTTTGAGTGGTGCACCATATTTGTTAACAACTACATATACTGTTACTTTTGAATCAGAGGTCACTAAGTCATTTGATCCTTGTTATGGGTATGGTAGTTCGGTATTGGTTAATAGTAATACAACTGATGAATGGGAAAATATTGGGTCAACAACTTTATCAAATACAACCACAACTGTAAATAATAGTGGAGTTTCTTCAACTGGAGTAAATACATATGTAATTGATAGTACTAAAACTACAAAAAGAAGTTCGAGTGGTACACCACATCTTTCTGATATAGCAGTTGTGAGTTCTTCTCTTTCTTTTACTTTAGATAGTAATACTGAAAATGTATCACAAAATAGGTCAACTGACGAATCAAGAAATTATTCATTAATATTTAGAGCAAGAGGTAGAAATTGGAAAAATACTGCAGTAGATGCTACTTCTCCTACATTTTCATTATATGATGCAACAAGATTTGAACAAGTAGCAGCAAGTGGTTCAATGGCAGTTTATAGTAGAGCTCAAGGATATGATTCAAATGCTTTACAAGATTTGACGGAAACATTTACAGGTGAAGATTTTAGAATAGTAATAGCAGACAATGTAACTTCATTTAGTGGAGCATACTTCACAACAGATTCATTTCAAACTAATGATGAGGGAGATGCAGTTTTAGGTAATTATGATTTACAAGTAAAACCAGGATATTTGGTAGAACCTGGTGGTGATTATGGGTATTGGTTTGCAGAGGATTTTGGTAGTGGGGATTACAAATATTATATTCGAAGATTCCAAACACCTGGAAGTACATATTCAAGTATGACTCTTGATGTTGGTAAGACATTGGTTAATTGGACAGCAACTACCGCAGATAGTGTAGCAGCAACTATATTATTTGAAAGTGCAGCTAGTGGTAGTGGTAATAATAGTGAATTAAGTGTGTGTAGAATATATGACCCAACAAAATTAACAAATAATTTGATTGAAGCCGATATGGCGGCAGATAATTTTAAAAATCCATTCTCTACTGCAATTAGTTTGTATGGAAATAGTGGTGGAAGTTTGAGTAGCACTGAATATACAATACCAATAAGAAATGCAGATGGAATGTATTTAGACAGTAATGATAATGAATTTTATGTGATAATTAGATACAAGGGAGATCCATCTCCAGTAACTTCAATAACATTAAGTTATAGTTAGGAATAAGAAATGGCAACTTTAGATTCAGGGTCGAAATCAAGTAGATTATTAGCGTCGAGAAGATATACTCACGATACTCTTACCGCTGCACAAGAAGCATTTACAAATGTACTTGATTTACAATCATCTGAGATTTATACTGAAGCAGGGTACATACCATCTTCGGGATTACCTTATAGTGGAAGTGCTGATATTAATTCAACATATACTTCAGGTAGTAAATCAATAATGAAGTATTGGTATAGACAAAAATTAACAAAATCAAATACTAATAATGAGGTTTGGTTTTTCTTAAATCCAACAGGAAGTGATAGTGGAATAGGTGCACAGTTGATTGATTCTAATCAACAAACAAGTTTTATATCACCTAAATATTCCACATCAGCGTTAGCAACTTCTACAACTGAGGATACAACTCCTGGATATCTAGCAGCTTTATATAAATCTTCTGCAGTTAGTCATAGTTTACAGACTGGTTCATTAGATGGTGATGATATAGTTTCAACTAATGATTATCAATTTGATTATAAAACTGGAGTATTACAGTTTATGAATTCTTCAGTAGATCCAACTAATAGTGATTATCTTTATATGTCAGTTTATCAATATGTGGGTAAAACTTTAGCAACAGGACTTGAAGTACAGGGTGATATAGAAGCAACTGGAAACATAACAGCACAACAATATATTATATCTTCATCTGTAACAAATATAACTACTCAAGCTATAAGTGGTTCAACTATGTTTGGTAATACAACAGATGATACTCATAAATTGACAGGATCATTATACATTAAAGGTGGATTGACAGTAGAAAATTTAGGAACTTTAACCAATAGAGATGATTCTGGTACATTAGATTTGGGCGATGCGTTTAATTAGGAGTAATTGATGGCAAGAAAAAAACCTACACCTAAAATACAAAAGAAAGATATTAATAGAGGTAGGGAATATAAAAGAGATGATAATGTAAAAAATATATCTGTTGAGATTATGGATATGGATTCTGCTATTATGTATTATTTTGATAAGGTAATACAACCAACGGTAGAGGAATCTGGAGAACAAGTTAAAGTACCTGTCTTATATGCTAATCCAGAAAGATGGGTTTCAATTAGAAATACAGGATATTTACGTGATAGAAAAAGACAATTAATGACACCACTGATTGTATTTCAACGAACTGGAATGGAAAAAAACACAAGTCTTCCAGTTGATAAATTGGATGCTAATGATCCTAAATTACATTATACATTTGGAAAGAAATGGAGCAAAAAGAATAGATATGATAAGTTTAGTGTTCAACAAAATTTAATACCACAGAACGAATTTTATAATGTAGCAGTTCCAGATTATATGGTATTAAATTATGATTTTATTATTTGGACTTCGTTTATGGATCAAATGAATAAACTTATAGAAAAAATAAATTTTAGTGCAGGATCATATTGGGGGGAACCTGGTAAAATGAAATTTAGAACTATTATAGAGACTTTCACAGACGCTACAGAAGTGGCAGATAATGAACGACTAGTAAAAACAGAATTTAGTGTGATTTTAAATGGATATCTGTTACCTAAGTCTTATAATGATTTAATTACAACACAAAAATATCTTAGTCCAAAAAGAGTGATAATGAAAGAAGAATTAATGTAAATGAAACCACTAAAATTTATTACTAAAGATATTTATAGTAGAAGAAAAGTACTTTCTAGGAGAAATATCTAATGGCACAGATCATTAAACATCGAAGAGGAACACTAGCAAATTTAAGCGGTGTGAATCTAAATAATGGTGAAATTGGTGTAGTTACTAGTTCAGTAGCTAATATTGGTGACGCAGCATTAAAATCTGCATTAGTAGTAGGGCATACTGATGGAACTAATAGATTGCCTGTTTCTAGGTTATCTTATGGTACAGCTGTACCAAATTTAGGTGGAATTACTGGTGGAGCAAATTTTAATGATTTGATTCACTATGATTCAGACAATTATAAACTTTATAGATTAAATTCAGGCGGAAATACAGATTTAGATTTAACTGGGGCTATAGCTGGTAGAGCTATTACAGGATCTTTAGAGATTACTGGAAATCTTACAGTTGGTGGAAATCTAACACTTGGAGATGCGGCTACAGATTCAGTATCTTTTGCCGCAGATGTAACTTCAAATATTGTACCTAATGCAAGTGATACATATAATTTAGGTAGTGATAGTCAACGGTGGGATACATTATATTTAAGTGGTTCTATATCAGCAAGTGGTGGTCCGCATATTATTGAGAGTACTACAACAAATATATTTAATAGTACTACTACAACTGCAATTACTGCTACTACAACTTTAACTGCAAAAGGTAATGCAGGAGCGACATTCGGTGATGATACTGGCACTTGGGAATTTGATGGTAGTGGAGCATTATCTGAAACAGGAATGACAACTATTTCAATGACACCATCTAGTACAGTAGATGTAGATGCTGGTGGAGCAGTTACAATAGATTCTTCAGCAGCAGCAATTAGTATTGGTGGTGATTCAGTTGGTCAAAAGATTACAGTAGGTGGAGATACTGGTACTAGAACTGAAGTAGAATTAAATGCAATTTTAGTAGATATTAATGCTGGAGCGAGTGGAATTACGATTGATGCAGGAGCAACTTCTAATTTTACAACATCGGCAGGTGATATTGATATAAATGCAGCTGCTAATTTAGATTTAGATGGTGCAACAGTTGATATAGATTCTGCTGGTGCTTTATCATTACAAGGTGGAGCAGCGTCTGATTTGACTACAGGTGCCGGTGCTATAACAGTTGATGGTAAAATTGGAGTTGATATAAAAGAAGATGGTACTTCTGTTATTACTATTGATACAAACCGAGATACTTTGTTTGCATCAACTGGTGGTGCAACAGGAGACCCAGATGTAGAATTTGATGGTTATGTTAGACATGATGGCCAAGTAGAAGTAGCCAATACAACAACTTCAACAACAACTAGTACAGGTGCTTTGGTTGTTGATGGTGGTGTAGGTATAGTTGAAAATTTAAATGTCGGAGGAAACGCTTCGATCACAGGCAATTTAACCGTGTCAGGAACTACGACAACGGTTGACTCTACAGTAGTTAATATTGGGGACAATATAATAACATTAAACGCAGCTGGAGGAGCGGTAGATAGTGGTATACAAGTTATAGACGCAGTAAGTACAGCACATACAGGATCATTATTATGGAACGCAACCAATGATTATTGGTATAGTGGAATTAGTGGTTCAACACATTATAGACACCCAGTACAATCGGGACTTTCAGATTTAACAGAAAATAGACCTGTAATTGTAGATGGAAATGGAAGATTAGAATCTTCAGCAAATATTACTGATGATGGTTCAACAGTAAATATGAGTGTATCTACTCATGTAACTGGTTCAGTTTATGTTAGTACTGGAGCAAGTGTAGCATCAGGTAGTTCTGTAGCTTTCCAGGTTCCTTCAAGTACTCAAGTGGGATATATGTCATCTGCTGATACATCAGCGGTAACTACTGGATTAGTTGGATATAACGCAAGTAACGGAAATTTAACTGTTAGTTCAGTGATTGATGGAGGTACATTCTAATGGCTAATTGGAAAAAAGTCATAGTATCTGGAAGCGAAGCTAAACTATCTTCTTTATATGTTGAACAGGGAGCTACAAAAGTAACCGCAAGTGGAAGTTTATTTGTGTTTGCTAACAATTCTGATAAAGAGTTTGGATATTTATCTTCGAGTACCGCGGCAACAGAAATAACTGGAATACCAGGGTATGATACAAGTGGAAACTTAATTGTAAGTACTTTAATAGATGGAGGATCTTATTAATGGCACAGGTGATAAAACTAAAAAGAAGCTCTGCTACAGGAGCAGTTCCTACTACTGGTAATTTAGTATTAGGGGAACTTGCTATGAATACCTATGAAGGTAAGATTTTTTTTGAAAAAAATGATGGATCTGCTTCAATACAAACAATATTAACAACAGACTCAAAAACTACAGGATCGATAGAATTAACAGGCGATGTTACCGCATCAAAATTTAGTGGTGATGGGTCAGCATTAACAAACGTGTCAGATCCAAATTCTGTAGTGTTTGGAATAGTTTTTGGATAATAGGAGATTATAGATGGCTAATACATTTAAAAATGCAGCAACAGGATCAAGTACAACATTACAAGCGATGTATACTTGTCCAGCAGCGACAACTGCGGTAGTACATGCAATTTATTTAAGTAATATTGATGGTACTAATGCAGCTACTATAAATTTAAGTGTTAGTGGTAGTGCTACGTTTGAAGGCAGGACATATTTGTTAAAAACTGTAAATATACCCGCAGATTCTACAGTAGTTATTGAGAAACCAATCAATTTGGGAGCGGGGGATAAATTAGAAACTGAAGCTTCAGCAAACGGTGATATTGATGCGTTTGCAAGCATTTTGGAGATAACTTAATAAATGTCTAGTATAAAATATATTGGTCAAGAACGATTTGATAGTAAAGTCACCGTCACTGATGGTGGCGCAGAAATAACTGGATCAATTGATGTAGATGGTATTATAAAAGAGAGATTAAATTCCCTTATACCAACAATATTAGAAGGTCTTGTAGTACATTCAGATTCTTATAACGTTCTAGGGTCAAATGCTTTAACTACTGATGATGGTGAAGCAATTATATTTGATGTAGATTCATCCGATCATTCAATGTTTCCAGTAAGTGGTTCAGCTTTAAAAATTACAGGTGATGCGACGATTGACGGAAATTTATCTGCTACATTAACATTGCAAGATACTGTACCAACAGAGGATGATACATATGATTTGGGTAGTAGCACAAAAGAATGGAAAGATTTATATGTTGATGGAACTGCAAATATAGATTCGTTAGCTGTAACAGATGCATTTACATATGGAAGTACAACCTGGAATGAGACATCTGGTGTAAATGAACTTACAGGGTCGAGTTGGTCTTTTAAAGCAACATCTGGCTCAGGTGATTTATTTTCTATAACTAATACTGATGATGATATTGTGTTTAGGGTACAGGATTCAGTAGTTATTATGGCAGCGAGAGATACAACTCCTACAGCAGTATCAGGTGGACTGTTTTATTCAGGATCTGACCAATGGTTTCTTGGATATAAGACTTTTGGGAGTGCAAGTTAGATGTTAGTAAAAGAAAAGTGGAATAGAAGAAAAGATTATTTAAAAAGATTATATTTATTAATGAACACATAAACTAACAAGTTTATAGAGGAGAAATTAAATGGCAACATGGAGAAAAGTACTAGTATCAGGAAGCGCAGCAGTATTATCAACTGTAACTAGTGATGCCGCCATAACCGCAGGAACCAGTTTTGTAATTGGTAGTGCGGATATTAATGAAACCGATTTAGAAAAGATCGATGGTATAACTAATGGAGCGGGTGCCGCTAATAAAGCACTTGTTCTTGATGGGAATGCAGACATTGCTTCCGGAGTACGAAATATAACAATAACAGGAACACTTTCCGATGGTAATTATACCTTTGATACGAGTGGAAATGTAACTGGTTTAGGAACAGTTGGTTCAGGTAATATTACCTCAACTGGTACTATACAAGGTACAACTATTACAGCAACAACAGCTTTTGCTCCTGATGCATCGGATGGTGCAGCTTTAGGAACATCAGCTTTAGAATTTTCAGATTTATTTTTAGCAGACGGCGCTGTATTATCTCTAGGCGATGGTGGCGCTGATGTTACGTTTACACACGTTGCCGATACAGGAGTTCTTTTGAATTCCACAAACAAAATACAATTTAATGACTCTTCACAATATATTGGTGCTTCAAGTGCCGCAGATTTAGATATAGCTGCCACAACCGATGTTAATATCGATGCTACAACGCTTGATGTTAATGCTGCGTTGGATGTGTCAGGTGCGACAACTCTTAATGGAGCAGTTACTCTTGGAAATGCTACTGGTGATGATATTACAAATACTGGTAGATGGGTTGGAGATTTTGTTCCCAAGTCCGATAGTGCTATTGATTTAGGAACTTCTACATTACAATTCGCAGAAGCTCATATTGATACAGGCTATATAGATGCAATTACTGTAACGGGAACTTCTACACTTTCTACAGTTGATATTAATGGTGGAGCAATTGATGGAGTAACCATTGGTGCAGCATCAGCAGGCGCTGGTACATTTGCAGCAACAGTTGCAACTACTTTAAGTAACGCTTCTGCAGTAGAATCTTCACATTTAACTGGTTCATTTACTGGTTCATTTGTTGGAGATGGTAGTAATTTAACAGGAGTAGCTCAAGATATTGAATTATTAAATGCATATGGAGCAGCAACATTACATCAGACACAAGATAAATTATTAATATCTGATAATGGAACTGAAAAAAGTATTACATTCTCAAATTTTGAAGATAGTATATTTGCAAATATAAGTGGAGACGCTACAATAGCAGCAGGTGGAGCCTTAACATTGGCTAGTAATTCAGTATCACAAGCTCAATTAGATGATGATGCTGTGGGAGCAGATGAGTTGGCAGCCAATGCCGTAGTAAATGCCTCAATTGCTTCAGGTGCAGCTATTGATATGGATAAGTTGGATGGTGATTCTTTAGCAGGTACTTTAACAGATTTTGCTCAAGATGATTTAGTTATCTTATCAGATACAGATGATTCAGGTGATTTAAAGAAAATGACAACATCAAATTTTGAAGATGCAATTTTTGGAAATGTTAGTGGTGATGCAGCTATAGCAGCAGGTGGTGCTTTAACAATAGCAGCAGGTGCAGTTGAAGGTTCAATGTTAAATGATAATATAATTTCTGGACAAAGTGCTTTGGGAAGTGCAACAATAGCACAAGCTGACACGTTTATGATGGATGATGGTCCAGGTACTGTTAAAAAAGTAACATTCTCAAACTTTGAGGATTCAATTTTTGGAAATATTAGTAGTGAAGCAACTGTAGCAGCTGGTGGAGCAATAACTCTAGCAGCAACTAACACTAGTTTGACAACATTAGCGAATCTAACTACCGCAGGCGCATTAGATGCGGGTTCGATTACAACTAATTTTGGAGCTATTAATAATGGTGCTTCCGGTATTACAACATCAGGAACAATAGCAGCAGGCACATTGACTGTAAGTGCAAATGCAACGATAGAGGGTGATTTAACCGTAAATGGTACAACTACAACATTAGCAACTACGAATTTGGCAGTACAAGATGCTTTTATATTCACGGCAACTGGTTCAGCGGCTTCAAATGTAGATGGTGGTTTGATTGTACAAGAAGGTGCTTCAGTCGATAGTGGTTCAGCGATATATCATGATACTGGAGATAACAGATGGTCAGTAGCTAAAGGTATTGCATCTTCTGCTACCGCAGTAACCGCATTAGAACATGTAGTTACTGTAAAACAGTTAGGTGATAATGATGATCCAGTATCAGGTGATAAAGAGTATGGAGCTGGAGAAATGGCAATAAATTCAGATGGAACTATTTGGATTTTTAGTTAAAATTATATAAAATAGAGGTCATAAATGGCGTTAAGATCAGGTAAAACTCGAGTATTGGTTGATGAAGCAGCCAAGTTCGGTAAAAAGGAAATTGAATTTTTGTTAACTTTAATACAAGAATCAATGGTTCCAGGTAAATTTTTACAACAGGCAATGGATGTTGTGGTTAAATTGAGAAATCAATATAAATTACTTGATAAACCTATATGGGATGTCAAGAAAACAATGTCGATTGAAGAAGAAGTAAAAGAAAGAGCTAAAGCGGCCCTCAAAGAAAAAGAGGGAGAGCTTTGGATAAGAGAAAAAGAAGAATGACGCTTAATGGTTGGCCTATCTCTTGGCAGATGATGGGAAGTGGGCTCGAAAGAGTATCCAACCGCGATTGAGGGAAGAATAAATGCCAAATTGGAAAAAAGTCATAATATCTGGTTCAGATGCTATTGTTTCGTCTTTATCTACAAGTGGGACGATTACAAATGCATCGGCAGTAGGAGCTTCACATTTAACAGGATCCTTTACAGGGTCTTATCAAGGTGATGGAAGTAATTTGACTGGAATCGAAGCTGGTATATTTGCAGCAACAGGTTCAATCCAAGCTACCACAAATACAGTACAGGTTACTGGGTCTTTAAGTGTAGATGGCACAATTCAGGAAGCAGGATTTACAATTCCAGGATTGATAGAGAAGATGGTGGTGGATAGTTCTAGTACCTCAATAATAGATTTTACAACTATAACAAATGATGATGGCGAATTATTAGTAGCTAATTAAAGGGAAAGAACAATGGCAAAAACACATAGTAGTTTAACAGGCGCAGATTTACATGATAATAAAGGTATAGGAGTAGAGACTTCTGCTAACTTTATGACTATCAGCCAATCTACAAATATTTTAAGTGCAAGTGCAGCATCAACTGCATCATTTGGTAGGTTTGAAGGATCTGGAGACTCACATTTTAGTGGTTCGGTATCATTTGGTGGAAACATGACTTTTGGAGATTCGGCATCAGATTCAGTTTCTATAACTGCTGATTTAACTTCACATTTAATACCAAACGCAGACGCTACTTATGATTTAGGTTCAACTGCTCAAGGATGGAATGATTTACATTTAGGTAGTGGGGGAGTTATTAATTTAGATGGTGGTGATGTAACTCTTACACATAGTGCTAATACAATTACAGTTGCAGGCGGTACTTTTGCCGCAGCTGCTATAACTGGTACAACAATTGACGCCACAACAGATTTTACAATAGGTTCAACGGTTATTACAGACGACTCAATTGTGATGACACCATCAACAAGTGATACGATTACTTTTAGTGGAGCTACCAATGGTGCATTGGCTATTACTACAG